ATCTACTTAGCCTTTTTGGGTTTCTTTGCAGTCTTTGCAGCTTGTTTGAAGTCAGCAGCACTAGGCGCGGCCTTAGACCCCACCTTATTCATCTTCTCGCCAGAGCCAGCCGCGATACGCTTTTGCTTGGCATTGATGTTGGCATAGAGTCCAGGTTTCATTTCTTTTTCACCTTTGCTTGTGACAGAGCAATAGCCACTGCCTGCTTTTGATTTTTAACTACTGGGCCACCCTTACCAGAATGTAAGCTACCTGCTTTGTACTCGCGCATAACCTTGCTGATCTTCTTTTCGGCCTTGGTTTTCATACTAACTCCGTCACTGAAACAGTTGAAGTAGTGATTGTTGCGTCCTTGATAAAAGCAATCTTTTGACCAGGATTAACTCGCACAATTTCAACACAATTTGTTGGAATCATTGCTGATGTAGTGATACTTGCAGTTGGACTAGTACCAATTGCATAGTGGCAGTGACCTTGACCACAAGCAATACGAATCATGGTAGTTGTAGAGCCAAAAGCAGTCATTTGAACACTACTGGTGGTAACGGTTGCAACTTGGCTTGTTCCAAGACTTGGAACGCCCATTGGAACGTTATTTGGATCGAGTTGAAATGTTGACATTATTTTCCTCGTTTGGCTTTAGTCGCCATGTTGGTGGCTGTACGCTGGCCTCGAACTGGCGCGTTCTTTGGCTTGCTAACTGCAACCATGATAGTCATGGGCATAGCTTTTTGTTTCATTGCTTTAGGCATCTTTGAACTGCCCATTTTTGGAGCTTTTCCGTACATGATTTAATCCTTTTCTAAATTTATGCTGCCATCCTAGCTTTTGGTGGACGGCCCATACGTTTGACTTGCATTGGCGCAGTCATTGGCAATACTTTATTCTCCAACTCAACCTTAATGGCATCGCCATTCTCATCGACTCGGGCATATCCACTATGACCACGCATAGAGTCAATGTCGTGTTGTGATGTAAATGTAACGGTATTACCGCTTTGCAAGCACTTAAAGGTTGCCATATAGATACTCCAAAAAAAGAGGGGTTATTAGCCCCTCTTTAATTACACCGAACGTGCAATAGTCAGGTTCAAGGTTGTTGACGCTAAATCAACAGAACCCGCAGTTGGATTGTAGGTAGCAATCGTCACTGTATTGGCGGCAGAAACGTAAGCGCGGCGGATAAGTCCAGCCTCACTTACGCCAATTGCCATACCAATCACCTGGTCACCCAAAGCCACACCTGGCACAGTAACTGTGTCAGTAGCGGTAGCGGTAGTCGCTATGCTTGCACTATCAAGCGTACAAGTAACGTCCCAAGTATCAGAGAAAAGCCCACGAAAACTATCATTGCCACGGCGAGACGTGACTGCTGTTGCTGCTGCCATAATAAATACCTCCTAAAGTTAAAAAGTACCCCCCCCTCGTTAGAGGGAGGGATTTCTATTAGGCCGGAACTGCCAGAGCAAAAGCAGCAGACGCATCAGCGGCTGTAGAAGTGGCGCTTGTACGCAGTGCCTTGACACCATAAATGGTATCAGCGGTGAACAACGTGCCAAGGTACTCTTGCTTGTACTGGGTCTGCGAACGAATGCCGGTCTGCTCAATCAGAACCATCGAATCGCGGTGGCCCATCAAGCAAATACGGTCAGTGCCGCTAGTACCAGCACCAGTATCAGCCTGGGAAGTGGCGAATACTGCCATGCCGTACAGTTGACCGATTTCACCGTTGCGGATAGCGTCACCGTTACCAACAAACGCTTGCTCTGTGTAACGGGCCAGACCCATCAACGTGTTGCGGCTGGAAGGAGGAATCAGGAAGAAACGTCCGTTCATAGCAATGTCGTTGTCATCCAAACGCTGAATGGTTCGGCGAATGGCTGCATCGGTCAGCGAGGCTGCATTGGAACTGGTGCTGTTGTAAGCAGTCGTTCCGTCAGAGCCAACAAACGCCTTGGTAGACGTGTTGCTGGTGGCATAGTCGTTAGTACCGACAGTCGCGCCATTGAACGCACGGCCCAATTGAACCAGGTCAGTGTCAATGCGCTTTGCCAAGGCATAACCAGCGTCATCCGTATAGAAAGAACGCAGGCTAGTCAAGGCTTGCACCTCAACAATGTCCTCGATCAAACGGCTGTATTCATAGTGCTTGTTGATGAGCACTTGAATATTGGTGTCGCTCTCTGCAATCAGAGTAACGGCATCGGTAGCAGCCTTTGCAGAAGCATTACCACGGGCAGGTGAAGGGATATTAACGGTATCGCCTTTTTTGCCTTTGAAGGACATTTTCTTGACCAAATTGGCCAGGACAAGGTTCTTCTTGTAGGAAGCAACAATTTCATCACTCCAAATTTCTGGAATGAAGTTAGCCGCTGACGTTACGGTTACCGAGTTGGTAGGGGAAAAAGCAGTGTTTGCCATGTTAAAACTCCAAAATTAAATTATCGTACACGACCCTCAGAATATGCCTGCATGATCTCGTCACTCAGGGTTTCATATCGCTGTGGGTCAGTCATTTTCAGACGAATAAGATCGGCCCTTCGATAGACTCTCTTAGAACTCTCTCCAGAGCCACCAACATCAACTTGCGCCGCTTTCATGCTTTTAGTCCTAATGGCATCATTTGCCTTATCTGACTGTTTCGCCTTAATGCCGCGCAGTTCTTTGAAGGTGGACAACAATTCATTTGCCGAGTCATAGTCAAACTCTGCATCTGCTTTTGCGTACAGTCCCAATCGCACGGGTGAGGATTTCACCCAGTTATGGAACTCCGAATCATTGACCACTTGGGAGTAGTCAGGATGATCTTGCGCCAGCTTTTGCTGAATCTGCATCCGTCTGAAATCCATGCCAGCTTGTCTAGCCGCGAGAACGTCAGGATGTTTATCAATCGTCGCTTGAACTGCTTTTTGAGGATTCTCAAAAAAATCAACTTCAGGCTCTTCCTCTTTGATAGGCTGCGACTTCCCATTAAGGTTTTGCTTGATTAACTCGTCAGCTAACTTACGAACTTCGCCGACCTCTTGGGCCTGCTTACCAATCAACCTTTCGGCCTCCTGGTGCATTCGTACAACTTCCTCCAAACTTTTGGCCCTGTATTTCTCAGGAAGTTCGGTCTTAGATTCTTCTATTTCGAGTTCGCCTAGCGGCTCTGTGGGTTCATCAATCAACATATCGGGTTCCTGCCAAAATGGTTGTAGGATAATTCAACTCGGCATTATGCTTATGAGTTGGCTTTTTGCTCCGCTTTTAACTTCTCGGTGTGCCGGTGTTCAAACCGTCCATGTGCGGACGGGAAGTTGCCAGACCAACCTTCAAGGTTAAAAGACGGTGCGCTTATTACACGGCGGGCAAGCCCACCGCACTCGCACCTAAAATTCTGTTCCTCATAATCACAGAATCTTTCGGTCTTATGCCCGTTTTCACAGGCAAAATCATACATTCTTTTCATTTAAATCCTCGTATGCTCGTTCGCTGACCTCTTTTAAGGTTATCAGCCAAGTTAGGATAGAAATCTCTCCTTTGCGGAATTGTAGACTTTTTTCGTCTGCTATGGTGGATACATTGTTAAGTGCCTCAAACATCTTTACAGCGTCATCCATTAGGTCAATCCAACCAGGTGTTGAAAACAGGTCAAACCTGTCCTCATAGTATTTTTGTAACTCAGGAGCCATATTATTTATCCATTAACATAGTTAGCCACCAAAAAATCAAAAAGAATATAAGTATTATTAATGCGCCAGCCATAAGCCAGGTTAACAAATCCTCAATATCTTCCTTACGCTTTTCTTCATGTTTCTTCGCTAATATATCCTCTACCTTGCGCTTTTGGATTATATTGTTACGCTCCACCAGTAGCTGCTGCCATAGGTCAGCATGACCACTCATTACCATCCAGTTATTCAATTCCCTCTCAGCGTCATTTAGCATCTTGGCCTGCATGACTATCTCAAATGCCTGGGCCGTATCAGATTTAGCAAAACTAGACTTTGGCTTAGATGCTTCTCTCTGGACAATGTCCTTTGCCTCGAAAAACTTCATCATCTCCCCGCCAATGGCGTGGATGTCCTTGCCCATCTTGATAGCGGCCTGCACCCCCTTTATCGCGGCTTGGGCAGTCGCAAAGGCGGTGATG